ATGCTTGAAGATAAAGAACTATCATGTGGCATATACAGAATCAAACATGACACAATGACCGTGAAGTTCGAAGATATTGTAAAGAAGGACGATAAAATAAGAATCGTAGAAACAGACGCAAAACCTATTGATGAGGTACTTGGTCTGGATATCTACAAAGGAATACACGAGAAGTCTAAACAGTGGGTGTATTTCACAACTGGGGAGATTACGAGATGAGAAAGAGTTTCAAAGATTTCTACGAAGAGATGACCTCAACAGTTTCCGTAGCGGGTGCGGGAGATGATAAGATTGTTCCTGTCCACCTTGGAAAAAAGAAAAAGAAGACACCCGAAACAATAAGACGAAATGAGGTAAAATAATGTTAAGTGGATTACTAGGTAGTGTGTTAGGATTCGGGGGTTCAGTTGTACCCGCAATCACAGACCATTTTAAAACAAAGTCAAACAACAAGTTCGAACTCCAGAAGATGGAGAAGATGGCAGAACTCCGTGCAAAGGGTTATGACCATGAAATCAAAATGTATGAACAGATGGGTGCTGATAAAGAGCATGACCGACTGATTCAACACGACATCTCAATCAACCAAGGTACTGGTATCATTGCGGGTCTACAGAAGTCTGTACGTCCTGTAATCACATATTGTTTCTTTGGATTGTTTTGTGCAATCGAAGTCGCTCTTTTAAGAGAAGCACTGGCTAGTGGATTACCTCTTGCAGAATCACTTGGTTTATTGTGGGATGGTGATACCAAGGCAATCTTTGCCGCAATTATTTCGTTCTGGTTTGGTTCTAGAGCAATCGACAAACAACGCTCGAAATAACTTGACTTTTCTACCCTAATAGGGTACAATACAATAACTGAAAAACTCTAGGGGTATAGATACTATTACCCCTCAGAAAAACTATACCCTATGGAAAGATAATATGACCCTCAAAATTGATAAAAAGAAAGACAAACTGCTAGCGGAATATGCAGTTGGAATGTTAAAAGATTTCTACCTAAATGATTATGAAAAGAGTCCACAAGAGGGTTTTGCAAGAGCATCGAAGGCATGGTCTAAGTACCGTGACGAGATGGATGACGAATTGGCACAACGTCTATACGACTACGTGTCTAATAAGTGGTTTATGTTTGCGTCCCCTGTTCTGTCGAATGCACCCAATGGTCACGACCAGAAGAGTAAGGGAATGCCTATCTCTTGTTTCCTCACCTATGTACCAGATACATTGGAAGGTTTAATTGGACACTCTGCCGAGTTAAGGTGGTTATCAGTATATGGCGGGGGTGTTGGTGGTCACTGGTCTGACGTAAGAACAGTATCAGATATTGCTCCTGGCCCAATGCCATTTCTACACACTGTCGATGCAGATATGATTGCATACCGACAAGGTAAAACTCGTAAAGGTTCGTATGCTGCCTACATGGACATACACCATCCTGATATTGTGGAATTCATGAATATGAGAATTCCTACTGGTGATGTACAACGTAAAGCACTGAACTTACATAATGCGATTAACATTACCGATGAGTTTATGAAAGCAGTTCACGCCAACGAAGATTTTGAATTGCGTGACCCTAAAGACGGAACGGTAAAAGAAACTGTCAATGCACGTAAACTATGGGAACGTATCCTTGAGATTCGATTCCGTACAGGTGAACCATACCTGAACTTCATTGACACCGCAAACAATAGTTTGCCTCAACCATTAAAAGATAAAGGACTAAAGATTCACGGTTCGAACCTTTGTAATGAAATACACCTACCAACGTCCGATGATAGAACTGCGGTGTGTTGTTTGTCGAGTCTGAACTTAGAATACTACGATGAATGGAAAGACACATCTATTGTTCGGGATATTGTTAGGATGCTCGATAACGTACTTGAGTACTTCATTACTGAAGCACCCGATACAATCCCAAGAGCAAAATACTCAGCTGAACAAGAAAGAAGTATTGGACTTGGAGCAATGGGATTCCACAGTTTACTCCAGAAACACGGAGTCGCATGGGAATCAGAAGCCGCAAGGGAAATCAACAGAACCGTGTTCGAACAAATTAAATCCGAAGCAAATAGAGAAACTGAACTACTTGCTAAAGAACGTGGGGAATACCCTGATGGTGTTGGCAGTGGAAAAAGGAACGCACATTTGCTTGCCATCGCCCCCAACGCATCCAGTGGAGTGATTCTATCAACGAGTCCATCTATTGAACCGTTGAAGGCAAATGCATATACACACAGAACACGTGCTGGTTCATTTCTCGTAAAGAATAAATACCTTACCAAACTCTTGAATGAGAAGGGTGAGAACAACGAGTCCAACTGGACATCAATCATTACTAAGAAAGGTTCGGTACAACATCTACCGTTTCTGACCGAAGGTGAGAAGGCAGTCTTTAGAACTGCGGATGAGTTAGACCAAAACTGGGTAGTCCAACATGCAGCTGAACGTCAACCGTTTATCTGTCAAGGACAATCAGTTAATCTATTCTTCCCATCTGGTGCAGAGAAATCGTATGTAAATAAGGTACATCTGAAGGCGTGGGAAGAAGGACTGAAAGGTCTATACTATCTACGTACAGAGGCAAAGCAACGTGCAGAGAATGTATCTGAAAAGGTAGAACGTGTCGCACTGCAAGGTGATACACGTAGTATCGTTTATAGTAAAGATGACTGTCCATTCTGTTCTATGGCAATGGAAGAACTAAAACTGAGAGGAATACCATTTGATAAGGTTGACCTCAAAGAGATTGGTAAGACTGCGGCAGAAGTCACAGGACGTAAGGTTAGAACTGTCCCACAGATTTATATCGAAGGTGAATATGTCGGTGGGTACGAAGAGTTGATGGAATATTTAAACAAAGAAATAGAGACGAGCGAAGACGATGAATGTCGTGCTTGCGAAGGTTAGGAGAACCAATGGCATTATTAGATTTTAGTAAAACATATAAACCCTTCCAATATCCTTGGGCGGTAGAACTAGTAAAGAAACACGAAGAGGTTCACTGGGTAGAAGACGAAGCAGAACTTTCCGAAGATATCCAAGATTGGAGAACCAAACTCTCTGGACAAGAGAAAGAGTTTATTACTCAAGTATTGAGACTGTTCACTCAATCGGATGTACAGGTTGGTGAGAACTATCACGAGCTTTTGATTCCTAAGTTTAAGAACAACGAAGTTCGTAACATGTTGTCTTCATTTGCAAACCGTGAAGGTGTACACCAACGTGCATACGCATTGTTGAATGACACACTGGGGTTACCAGACGAAGAACACCATGCATTCCTTGAGTACAAGGAGATGGCAGACAAGATTGACTTTATGAAAGAGGGTGATATCAATTCTCTGACTGGTCTTGCCTTGGTACTTGCACAATCCGTATTCAACGAAGGTATGTCATTGTTCGCATCATTTGTGATGTTGTTGAACTTCCAACGTTTCGGTAAGATGAAAGGTATGGGTACTATTGTTGAGTGGTCTATCAGAGACGAGACTCTACACGTACAGGGTAACGCAAAACTCTTCCGAGAGTTCTGTGAAGAACATCCACGTATTGTGAACGATGAGTTGAAGTCTAAGATTTATCAGATGGCACGTAATGCTGTCAAACTAGAAGACCGATTCATTACACTTGCATATAAGTCTGGTGAAATCGAAGGTCTATCTGAGGAAGATGTGAAACAATACATCCGACACATTGCAGACCGTAGACTATTACAACTTGGTATGAAACCTAAGTTCGGTGTTAAGGACAATCCACTACCGTGGTTGGACTGGGTACTGAATGGTGCATCACACGATAACTTCTTTGAAAAACGAGTAACGGAATACTCTGTTAATGGCATGGAAGGTGACTGGGGTTGGGACGAAGAACCTGAAGTATGTGGACTTGATGGCCAAGGTTGTGCTGCTTAGTGGAAGATGACATCACCTATAACTTGGAATGTCACCTCTGTGATACAGAAACCGAAGTTCTCGTAAAGGATTGCGAGGAGGAACCCCAATACTGTCCTATGTGTGGAGTTCCGATAGAGTAGTTATATATACCTTCATGTGGATATATGAAGATAAAGAGTTTGAACCAGAAGACGAGTTCTTGGAACCCTACCAAGGATTCGTCTACTGTTTAACTGAGTTAAGCACTGGTAAAAAGTATATTGGTAAGAAGTTCTTCTGGAAACCCAAGATACTCCCTGTTACGAAAACAAGAAAAAGACGCAAAAGAACACGAGTCCAATCGGACTGGCGTGACTACTATGGTTCCTCAGAACAGGTAAAAACCCTCGTAGAAGGGGGCCAGAAGTTCCAGAGAACCGTTCTAAGACTATGCCGCACCAAAGGTGAGTGTTCATACTACGAAGCGAAGTTACAATTCGAATTCGATGTTTTACTGAGTGATGAATATTATAATGAGTTTATAGGTTGTAAGATACATGCAAAACATATTAAATCGTAGTATAATTGGCGGCCCTCTAGGGATTATCTACAATGATATGTCTCGGTTTGATATTGATATCGCAATCAATCGAATGAAGTGGAGACTCTTTGATGCGGGTGCAAAGAAGGGTGACCTAGTAACTATCTCAATCATGGAAGTGAGTCTTGACCATGTTGCGTCTATATTCGCCTGTGCAGAGATGGGGTTACGAATCTTTATTCTAGACAGTCCCGCAACCAAAGAATCCCTACCATTTACCAAACTTGCATTGCATGGCCCGTCTGACTATTACATCTATAGTTCCAACGAAGACACCACCAAAATCTATAACGGGTTGCATGATGAGATGATGAAACGTTATGGTGGAGTCGGTGTTGATAGTGAAGAACCAACAAAAGAACACTGGTTTCAAGGAGCGGAGGTATATCCAACTGACCCGTTCCTAGTAAGTTCTACGTCTGGTACGACTGGCCCATCCAAAGCAATCACGTTTTCACACCAAGAGGTAATGGGAATATCCCATCGCAATATCGATATCTTTTGGTTTGGTGAGGACGCAAAGGTTATTCATTCCAGAAACTTACACCACGCATCCGCAATACTTACACATCTACTACCCGCATTGATGAATGCATACTCGCATAGTTCATTTGCGATTGGT